GTGGTGCGAAGAGTTGTTAGCACCTCCAGATGATGTAATCCACCGTGTAAGGGGGATGGACTTAGCAGCTAGCTTAGAATCTGAAGCCTACCCGAACCCCGATTGGTCAGCAAGTGTTCTTATATCCAAGACTAAGAGCGGTTTCTATGTAGTGGAGCATGTCGAACGTTACAGAAAACTAAGTAATGGTGTGTTAGAGCACATTGTGGACACGGATAAAAAAGACAAGTCTTTTGGACAGCAAGTTGTTGTTTATACTCCCCAAGACCCCGGCAGTGCTGGCCTTATCTCGTCTATGTACATAGTAAAGTACCTAGTGGAGAATGGCGTAGACGCCAGAGTAGACAAAAAGGGTTCTACTACAGGTAAGCTCGCAAAGATGCAACCATTCCTTTCTTTAGCTGAAGCTGGCCTAGTAAAAGTGGTCAAGGGCGATTGGAACGAAATGTGGTACAACGAGCTAGAAGACTACTCAGATGGCAATAGGCAGCAGAAGGACGACATGTGGGACGCAACCGGAACAGCCGCTAAAGCCCTCCTGAAACAAGTATCTATCCCCACATTCTCAATCCCTAGCTTAACACAAGCCTCGCCAATCCCCACAATTTAAAATAATTACAACAAACACAGTAAATAGCACTTGACAATTAGACTGTCATGTGTTATACTGGGCACTAATTAGAGGAACTTACCGCTTATGGCTGAAACTAACACGCCTAACGGCGAAGCATCCCAACCTGATACCGGAACTACTATACCACGTATATCCTTGCAGGAACAGGGTTTCGTGGGTCTTCGTACAGCATCAGGTCACATCTTTCCCGAAAGCAATTCTGCTTTCAATTACCCTAACTTCATTAAGACGGTAAACGAAATTCGCCACAACCCTACGGTTGGCTCGGCTATGAATGTTTATCGTATGTTTATCTCTCGCGTCAATTGGCGTATTGAGCCACACAAAGATTCCAACGAAACTGACAAGCAACGCGCAGCCATTGTGGAAACAATGATGCACGATATGGAGCATAGTTGGAGTAGCTTCATTGAAGAGGTTGTTCCCTACCTTGAATACGGTTTCGATATTCACGAGAAGGTGCTCCGCCGCCGCCTAGTACGTAATGGGTCGTTCTACAACGATGGCCTAATTGGTATCCGCAAACTAGCACCACGTAACCAAGACACTATTGATAAGTGGTTGTTCGATGAAACCGGCTCAGACCTTTTAGGTGTGCGCCAGAACATTCAGAACATTGAAAACTCTTATAGGTTCAGTGACCGCAAAGATGAGAACGGACTGATCCCAATTGATCGTGAGAAGTTTCTACTGTTCACAGCGTCGGGCAATCGTGGCAACCCACAAGGTAATAGCATTTACAAGGCGATCTATCTGTCTTATAAGATGCTAACGCTTCTCCAAGAGAGTGAATTAGTGGGCGTGGCGAAGGACGTGCAGGGTATCTTAAAGATTACCATTCCGCCTAAGTATTTGGACCCTAATGCCAGTACGGAAGATAAAGCTGTTGTCACAGCCTTCCAAGGCATCATCGACTCGTACAACGCGGGTACACAACGCGGCCTGTTAGTTCCTAACATGATTGACCAAGAGAGCAAGCTCCCCTTGTTCACTTACGATCTTATGGAAACTCGCAGCGGTGCTAAATATGATGTAGAGAATATTATCAAACGTCTCCAAAGTGATATTCTGTCTGCATTGAATTGCGACATTGTGAAGCTTGGAAGTAGTGGTGATGGCTCGTTCAGTTTGGCTTCTGCTAAGACATCTGTGCTGGCTTTGGCAATTGATTACCGCTTGCGGGAAATTGGCGGCGTCCTGAATAACGATTTGATGAAAACTATCTATCAGATGAATGGCTGGTCTTGCGAAAAGATGGCTAAGTTTGTCTACGAAGATATTGAAGACATTGACATTGAAGCGTTTGGAAAATTCATCCAGCAAGTCTTTAGTGTTGGCGCAATCGAGTTCGACCGTCCGGTAGCTAACAGGGTGCGTAGCTTCTTTGGTGTTCCAGAACTTCCTGTAGATATGCCTGTGGATAAGGAAAAACTCTCCACAGCTATGGCCAATGTTGAGTCCTCTGCTGGCGAGGGAATGAAGACAGCGGGCGAGGGCACGGCTAAAAAGCCGGGTGGGAAGAATGCTTCCACAGCTAATACTAATAATAAATAAGGAATCTAAATGTCTCATGAACTCCGTAGACTAGCAGCCTCAGCATTTTCAACACCCCACCTCATCACACAAGAGGCATTGTCCCCCATCCTAGAGTATTTGTCAAGCCGTAATCATGGTGTTTCTCCAGTTTTTGCTGTTGTGTCGGAGTCTAAGAAGGCCCCTAAGCAGATGGAAAAGATTGGCGGTATTGGCGAGATTCTGGTTGATGGTGCGCTCACTGCTAAGCCAATTAAAGCTGAGTGTGCTCCAGAGGGTGTTAGCTACGTCAGCATTCTAAACGAAGCGCGACAACTAATCAAGATGGGTGTAGACACTATTGTGATGACTCACTCATCTCCGGGCGGTGAAGCCATGCACGCTTTCTCTTGTGCAGCTAGCCTCCGCAGTATGTGTGACGAAGCCGGTGTTGAGCTTATCTCTTATGTGGATACGTATAGCGCTAGCGCCAGTTACCTTATCGCTTGCGTAGCGGACTTGGTTATCATGCACCCAGAGGCTAAGGTAGGCTCTATAGGTTGCGTCTGCGCAATTGCTGACACCAGTAAAGCGTTGGACATGGCTGGCGTCAAAATTCATTACATCGCATCGACTCCCGGCAAAACACCATTCCAGAGCGACGGAAGTTTCTCAGATAAATTCCTTAAAGAGATGCAAACCGATGTCACTCGCTTGGGTGATAAGTTCTCAGAACATGTGCAAGCACATACAGGAATTTCGTTAGAGGATATTGCCGAAATGGACGCCAAGATGTTTCATTCTGATGAAGCTCTCAATATGGGCCTAGCTAACATGGTGATGGATCACACACAATTTGCCAACTGGTTGGCTGAAAAGAAGGACAAGAAAAATGCTTAAAGAGTATCTTAAAAAAGTTTTCTCCTCGCAAGAGGATAACACAGCCCCGGCTGAAACACTAGAGGAAGTCATTTCGATGATTACAGAAAAAGATCAGGCCGCTTTGGTTACTGATAACACCACAGCAGACTTGACCGCTCAGTTGAGCATCGTCACCGAATCGCTGACCACACTGCAAGCAGATTTTGCAGAACTTAAAACCAACTACGAAGCTGCACAAGTCGCCCTGTCGGCATCCGCAGATGCTCAAGCTACTCTGGTAGCTAACGCCAAAGCTAAGGTTATGGCAGAGCGCACAGCGTCCCTGACAGCCGTTATGGGCGATGTTAAAGGTGCTCAGATGGCTACTAGCTTGGAGACACTGGATGACAGCACGTTCGCTACGGTTTTGAGTGGCTACGTTGCCAGCTTTGAAGCTGAAGAGAAATCAGAAATGTTTACGGAAAAGGGCACTGCTGCTGAGGCCCTGCCAGTTGTAGAAGCAAGTGTAGTAAACCAATTGGCAGCTAGTATTGCCGCAAAATTTCAAACTAAATAATTAAAGGAAATAAATTATGCCAACTATCGCACAAGACACTCAACGGTACACAAACCTCGTAAAACGGGAGAATGGAGCCGAATGGGGCCAATGCAAGAAAGTAGTTGTGGTCAATGGCCCAGCAGCTACTCTGCCAATCGGCACCGTACTTGGTAAAGTTACCGCCACTGGTAAGTACAAAGTTGTAGAAGCAAACGCAGTAGATGGTTCGCAAGTCGCTGTCGCTGTTACAGTAGGTAATGCTTTTGGTCAAGCTCTGCCAGTTGTGCTGGCTGCTGCCACGGACACCAACTTTCTGGTTCTCTATCGCGGCGTTTGCGCCGTGTCCGACAAGGCACTCACGATGGGCGCTACGGTTACTGCTGGTGCTCTGACGACCGCCGCATACGAACAACTCGCTACCGCTGGTATCGACGTTCTGACCACTATCTAATAATAAAGGAAATATAATGTCTTTGACCCGCAGCCCAATTAATAACTTCGAAACAGTAGACCTGACTTCGGCAGTTCGCAACATCCCTATCCAATATGGTACTTTCAACCAGATGGGTATTTTCACGGAAGAAGGCGTTGCTGCTGATACCGTTATGTTTCAAGAGTCGAACCAAGACGGTGCTCTGATCGTTGACCGTGTTCGCGGTGAGAAGAATCTGGTAAGTAAAGATGGTACGCGCAAGCTGCACACCTTTGCGATTCCTCACTTCCCGCTTGACGACTTCATTTCGCCAAAAGACTTGCAAGCTAAGTCGGCGTATGACAACTTCAACGAAATCGAACAACTGGCAAGTGTCCGTGAACGTAAGCTGTTCCGTATGCGTCAGAACCACGATTGGACGCTGAATAAGGCACGTGCTCAAGCTCTGTTCTCGTCCACTGCCTACGCACCAAGTGGCACCATTGTGCAGAACTGGGATTCTGAATTTGGTATTACCCGCGCAGCGGTTGACTTCACTCTTGGCACCTCGACCACAGAAGTGCTGTCGAAGATTGAATTGGTAATTCAAGCTGTTCAAGTAGGTATGGGCGGCAATGGTATCTTCAGTGGTATCGTCATTCCTTGTGATTCGGCATTCTTTAACAAACTGATTATCCATCCATCGGTGAAAGCTGCTTACACCTACGCACAGAACAACCAAGCTGGTCAAGACCCTATCCGTGGCCGTCTGGCAGATGGTGGTTCGATCATGCAAGTTGGTCGTCAGTTTAATTGGGGCGGTGTAACGTTCCGCGAAATTCGCGATTCGTACAACGGTACTTCGATTGTCACCGCTTCGGAAGGTGTTGCTGTTCCTACCGGCTCGGATATGTTTAAGACGTTCTTTGCACCTGCTGAGCGTTTTGGTCTGGTGAACACTGCTGGCGAGAAGATGTATTGCTTCGAACAAGCTGAGTCGAACGGTACAAAGATTACTCTGGAAAGTGAGAGCAATCACATTTCGGCACTGCTGCGCCCACAGTCGGTTGTTCGTTGCTTTAGCTCGAACTAAGTAACAAAGGCTTAGCTGGATATCCAGCTTGTCTCTTTACGCAACAGCCTTCTCAACAGGAGGCTGTTTCAATAAGGGGATTAAACAAACAAGTAAAAGGGGTTCAATATGGCAGTAACTCGTAGTGATGTAGTTGTCCCAAAAGGTGTGTGGACAGATTTGTATGCTGCGTCTGGAATCACCGCAGGCGTAGCTGTGTTTATTATTAACAAAGGCATGTTCGCTTGCAATATCGCTATCAGTGCCGCCGCACCAACAAATAACCTCCTCGGGGTTCCTCTGTACACTGGCCCTGTCGGCAACTCGGCAGATATCTCTGCGTCACAGGCAGGCTTGTGGGCATATAGCCCCCAAGGAACGTCTTATTTGAATGTACAGGAATAAACATGGCAGGCATTACAACATCGGGAAAAAGTTCAGCATCAGCAGCATCCCCAGCAGCTACAGCGAGGTCTTTAGAGGCATTGGCGGGTGATGACCGCCTTGACGCCCTATCCCTCCGGAACACTAGTCAGCTTTCTAGTGGCGGCTTTGTGACTGCCATTAACTTTGCTGGAGATATGACTCAGTTTGCTAACGCACTGCGTAACCAGTATTGGAAAGCGGGAACGGTTGGAAGTATTGGTGGCATTACATTCGCAGTGGGTGATAAACTTGTCTGTAGGCAAAATATTACAGGGACTCCTGTAGACCTCACCAACACGGCGGAATGGGCTAACGAAGTAAATCTCGACACTATCGCAACAACTACAGTAGCAGGAGTTGTTAAGCCAGCTAACGGAATGTCCGTAGCTGTTGACGGGACAATTTCTGTAAAGCTCAGCACAGGATTGAAGTTCGACGCCAGTAATAATGTGTTGGCAGATGAGCCAAACATTGATGCGCTCAACCTACGAAACTCCAACTTGCTTTCCACAGGCGCTCCAAAAGGGGGTTTTAATGACTCTGCATCTTTGGCGACATTTTCAAGTGGCGTGATTGGGAACTGGTGGGTGTTTGGAGGCACTAATGGTTTCGTATTAGGTGGTCAGACATTTAATAATGGCGATCAATTGTGGGTGCGAATCGCATTCTCTGGCACGCCCGCTGAACTGACAACAAACTTTGTCAAGGTGTCATCCACTGTTGGGCAAGCATCATCCACAGTATTTGGTACTGTTAAGCTTGGCGCACTTGATCCAGTAGCCCCAGCAACCGCAGCCGCTATTGGCATCTCGCAGTCAGTTTCCCGCGAAGATCACGCGCACATACTACCTGCCGTACTTGTGGGAGCCACACCCACCGTAGTGGGCACAAAGGGACTAGTACCTGCACCCCCTGCCGGAAACGTTGAGATGCTACTGAGTGGCGGTGGTACATGGAAGAATACACTCCGCACGTTATCCATTACTGTGGACGACAAGGCAGACCCTACATTGTCACGTTTCGGTATTCTCGCCAGTAATGGTGTAGCCGTACCAGAGATTAGGTACTTGAGCAATAGCAATATCCGTGTCAAGAGAGTGACAGCCGGAACTGTAGAGACACCTACTACTCAGGTTGAAGTACTGGGGTTCATGAGTGATGGCAGGGTAGAGATTCAGAGCTTGACGCTGCCAAACCACCCAAATGGCAGGGTTGTCATGACTACTGAGCTAGACATTACTGCAACAGCTAGTTCTGCCTACGTAAGTACAGGACTGTCGATCACTCTCCCAGTTGCGGGCACGTACATGATTGAACAGTCCATTAGATCGGGCGTCACGGCAAATAACGTGTCCTACATTGTCACTAGGCTGTTTAACGTAACAGGTGCAGTAGCCCTAGCCAATACGGAAGTACTGTGCGCGTACTCGTCTGGTAACGGCATACGTAGCCCACTCACAAGCACTTCGACATCACCTGTCACGGTGACAGGCTCTACCGTTATCCGCCTAGACGCGACTCGATATAACGCTGCTACAAGTGCAGCTGTGGAATCCTCTGTATCTGGCCGCACAACACTGACATGGTGGAAGATAGCTTAATATTGACAAACCCTAGATATGCAAGGCGATACAAATGATTATTGATCCGTCAACAAATATAGGACGAATCCGACTACGCGTAGCTGATACAGGGGATTTGCCTTACTTACCTGACTCTGTGTACGCACAGACTCTAATTGATAATGGGAACAGTCTTACAGAAGCTACCAAGACGTGCGCCATGTATATCCTCGGAATGCTCTCACACCGCACCCATCGGAAGATGGCGCAATTAGAGGTGTGGGGCGCTGAGGCATTTAAAGCGTACAAAGAGTTTCTTGTACTGGCCTACACCAACCCGTCATTCATGGATTTCTCACCTGTGCCTTATTCAAGCACAGCAGAGTTCTCTCCAATCCTAGACTTCCAAGCGAATTGGAATAAGGGATTTGCAGCCACAGAGGCTCAGCAATTGGCAGCTAGTGCTGACATTAGCGCTAATGATAACTCCCGCAGAGGTGTTCTCTAATGTCACGCTTCCAAGACTTTGATAACGCCATTGGCAGCTTCTTCCAAGACTTTGGATTCACGGCAACTTATGTACGCCAAGTTTCCGCTACCCCCGATGATACCACAGGTGTGATAGCGGTAGTGACAGAATCTATCGCAGTGGAAGCAATCAAGATGGAGCTTATCCGACCCACAGAGGGGTCAGGCTCAAAGAGTGGGACACAAATACAAGACGGTGACCAAATTCTATATGTTCGCCCACTTGAGAAAGTTGACTTGTTTGCTAGTGCTCTGAACATTAATACTAGCGCAGATAGTGTAATTATCAACGGCACACACTGGCGGGTTGTAACAGTGAAACGTTACGAACCTGATGCCACAAATTGCATGTTGTATGAATTCTATATACGTAAATAATAAGGAGCCTAGATGGCAAACGATTTTACAGAGACAACAGTATGGCCTGTCAATGAGCTTGGCGAGATTGTTTTGCAAGCGGGTAAGGGCACAAATAAAATCACGGGGTTTATCCCTAGTGGTAGGGTACCTACAGAT